CACGCGCGTGCTCAAGAAGCTCGGCGTGAACGTGATCGGCCTGGACGCTGATACCAAGGCGGTGGACTACGCCAAGCAGGCAGGCATCCCAATTGAAATCATCAACGCCACGCTTGCACGAAAGAACATGAAAGACCTTGCGCAACTATGTCAGACAAATAAAATAGACACACTGCTGGCGCGCAGGTGCATGCCTGAACTGTTCGGCGATGACCTGGAAGCCGGTCGCAAGTTCTCCGATCTGTTGAGCCTGGCCGGGATCAAGGAAATCTTCATTGAGGGGCGCATATCCTCCTCACGATCGGTCAACAACCTGTCCGGCATTAAGCAAGAGGTTGAACTGTTCACAAACAATTACAAGGTGGCCCGCGTCTACAAGAACGTGGCCTACCTGCGGAGCGAGAATTGAAGTCTTACAACGGTTTCACCCCAGATCAACGCAACAAGGCCCAAGCCTGGTTGAACGCGCAGTGGAAGGCGGGCACACTCGCCAGGCCGTCCACCTGCCACGCCTGCGGCCAAGATCAGGGCATCATTGACGCCCACGCTGAGGACTATTCCCTGCCCTTCGCGGCGGGCAAGACCGACCAGTATCACCTGTGCTTCCGCTTCCACATGATGGTTCACTGCCGCCACCGCAACCTCAACCGCTGGCGATGGTACAAAGAGGCCGTGGCCAACGGCATGCGGTTCACGCCGTTCCACTCGCGCAACTTTGACCTGTTTGCCATCCAGACCCTCAACGGCCTGCCGCCCCTGGAGGTGCAAACAGACCCGCGCGAAGATGTCCTGGGAAAGATCGGGTAATGGCAGCAGATTGGGTCGCTCTTAAACTCGCCTACGTCAACGGCTCCATGTCGATGCGGGAGCTGGCGGACGGCCACGGGGTCAACGCCGCCGGGGTCATGAAGCGCGCGGCCAAGGAAGGCTGGGAAGCAGAACGTCAGCGGCGATCAGCAGAAGTCAGCATGGCCGCTCAAACCAAAATCAATGAAACACGACCAAATGAGCTAATCAAGTTCAATGAGGCGGACTTGCAGATGGCTCGGGCGCTTCGCGGCATGGTCGCCAAGCGCTTGAATGATGCTCAAACGTCAGCACAGTCAGCACCGCTGACGCCGGGCGAGATTGCCCAGCTTGCCTCCGCCGCTGAGCGGGCGCAGAAGATCGGCCGCCTGGCCCTGGGCGCCAACACCGAAGGTCATGAACACACTGGGGCCGGTGGCGGCCCGATCGGCGTGGCAGCCGTGCCAGTAGACGCATACCTGGCAGCGCGCCAGAAAGTGCTGGATGAATTCTGATGAGGTTGCAACCCAACTCGCTGCGCAGATTGAGGCCCGCGAGGACTTGTACTTCTTTGCGCGGTACATGTTCCGCCACCGCAAGGGCTACAAGTGGAAGCACAACTGGCACCACCGCGCGATCTGCGACGCGCTCATGCGGGTGTTCCGTGGCCAGACCAAGCGCCTGATCATCAACATCCCGCCCCGCTACTCCAAGACGGAGCTGGCGGTGGTCAACTTCATTGCCTGGTCGCTGGGCCACTTCCCTGACGCGGAGTTCATTCACACCAGCTACTCCGGCACCCTGGCGGTCAACAACAGCTTCCTGGCCAAGCTGATCGTGCAGGACGAACACTACGGGCAGGTGTTCCCGGCCGTCCAGATCAGGGCTGACAGCAAGGGCAAGAACGACTGGCGCACCACCGCCGGGGGCGTGGTCTACGCCACGGGCGCGGGCGGCACGATCACCGGTTTTGGCGCCGGCAAGATGCGGCCAGGCTTTGGCGGCGCGATCATCATTGACGACCCGCACAAAGCCGACGAAGCACACTCAGACACCGTCCGGGGCAACGTGCTGGACTGGTTTGGCAACACCCTGGAGTCGCGCACCAACAGCCCCGAAACCCCGATCATCCTCATCATGCAGCGGCTGCATGAGGAAGACCTGTCCGGCTTCCTGCGCGCGGGCGGAAACGGTGAGGACTGGGAGGTGCTGTGCATTCCCGCGGTCAACGAGCAGGACGAGGCGCTCTGGCCATTCAAGCACGACCGGGACACCCTGCGCCGCATGGAGCAGAGCAACCCCTACGTCTTTGCCGGGCAGTACATGCAGCGCCCGGCCCCGCTGGGTGGCGGCATTTTCAAGAATGACTGGTGGAAGTACTTCAGCTTGCGCCCGCAGTTCCGCCGCATCATCCAAAGCTGGGACACCGCGTTCAAGACCGGCAGCACGGACGACTACAGCGTCTGCACCACCTGGGGCGAGGCGGAGCTGGGCTACTACCTAATAGATCGCTTCAAGGAAAAAGTGGAGTTCCCTGACCTCAAGCGCATGGCAACAAGCCTCTATGAGCAGTACAAGCCCAACGCGGTTTTGGTCGAGGACAAGGCCAGCGGCCAGTCATTGATCCAGGAGCTGAAACGTCAAACGCGCATCCCGGTTGTCGCAATTAAGGTTGACAGCGACAAAGTTTCCCGTGCTTACGCGGTGACCCCGTTGGTAGAATCCGGCCGAGTGTTCCTGCCGGAGAGTGCGCCATGGTTGCCCGATTTCTTGGCCAACTTGGGCACATTCCCCAACGCGGCCCACGATGACGACGTGGACAGCGTGACCCAGGCGCTCAATTATCTCGCCCGAGGCGGTGGATCAACTGGCTTGCTCGATTACTATGCCGAGGAAGTCCGCAAGATGAGGGAACAGCAGAATGAGCGAACCAGTTAAAACTCCCATCTCGCCCGGCGTCATTGATCGTGTGGTGCGCGGCGTCAAGTTCATGGTTTCGGGCGTGGACACCAACGGCTGGTTCAGCCCGCAGCAGCCCCTGCCGCCCTTCGCGCAAGACCAAGCCAAGGGTCGCCAGTGGGACTACCCGGTCGGCTACAACGTCAACATCACCCCGCGCGCCTTTGAGGCGGTTTCGTTCTCGCAACTGCGCGCGCTGGCTGACAACCTTGACCTGCTGCGCCTGGTGATTGAGACGCGCAAGGATTTGATGTGCAAGCTCCAGTTTGAGATCAAGCCCATTGACCCCAAGGCGGAAAGCGACGACCGCTGTAAGCAGATCAATGAGTTTTTCCGTTTCCCCGACCAGGAGCATACCTGGGAGGAATGGCTGCGCATGCTGCTGGAGGACTTGTTCGTCATTGACGCGCCCACCGTCTACCCGCGCATGAACCTGGGCGGCGGCCTGTACGGGCTGGAACCCATTGACGGCTCAACCATCAAGCGCGTGATTGACATCACCGGTCGCACGCCTGAACCGCCCAGCCCGGCCTATCAGCAGATCATCAAGGGCGTGCCTGCGGTGGACTACTCGCGCGACGAGCTGATCTACAAGCCCCGCAACCTGCGCACGAACAAGGTCTATGGCTACTCCCCCGTGGAGCAGATCATCATGACCGTGAACATCGCGCTGCGCCGCCAGGTGTCCCAGCTCCAGTACTACACTGATGGCAGCGCGCCTGACCTCATCATGACGGTGCCGGAGGTGTGGAACCCTGACCAGGTGCGCCAGTTCAAGGACTGGTGGGACTCCATGCTGTCGGGCAACACTGCCGCCCGGCGCGGCACGATGTTTGTGCCCAACGGCGTGAACAGCGTCAACACCAAGGAGGGCATGCTCAAGGACGAGTATGACGAATGGCTGGCCCGGATCATCTGCTACGCCTTCTCCATTGCCCCGCAGAACCTCATCAAGCAGATGAATCGCGCCACCGCTGAAACGGCGAATGACACCGCGCACGCTGAGGGCTTGCAGCCGATCATGCAGTGGGTCAAGAACCTGGTGGACTACATCATCTGGAAGTATTTCGGCGCCAAAGACCTGCACATGACCTGGGTGGACACCAAAGACCCGGACCCGTTGCAACAGGCGCAGATCAACCAGATCTACGTCAACACGGGCGTGAAGCTGGTCAACGAGGTGCGCGAGGAGCTGGGCATGGAGGCCCTCACGCCCGAGCAGGAGGCAGAGATTGCCGCCAAGAAGGCCAGTGCCATGCAGCAGGCCATGGGAGGCGCTGAGGGCGACAAGAAGGGCGCTGAGGATGATGATGAGGCGCCGCCAGGCAAAAAGGATGACGCTTCCAAACTGGAGAAGCGATCAAAAAAAGCTCAGCGGGTGCTGGCCCCGCTAAATCGCCAGCGTCGGTTCGCCAAGAAAACTCGCGGCGAGCTGGCTACCCGTATTAAGGAATTCCTCGCCAAGCTGGGCAAGCAAGCGGCCAAGCAGATCGTGGCGGAGTACGACAAGCTGGGCAAGGTGAGCAGCGAAGATCGGCGCACCGCCCAGGACATCCTGCTGCGCATGGAGCTGGATTGGCCCGACCTCATTGAGGAAGTGGAACCGCTGCTCAACGGCATGGCGCTCAACGGCGTTGAAGCGGCCGCAGCGCAGATTGAGTTGGTCAACACCACCGCCCTTGACCTGGCCAACGAGCGCGCCGAACGCTACGCCCACAACCGCGCCGCCGAGATGGTCGGCATGAAGTGGGAAGGCGACGTGCTGGTGGAGAACCCCAACCCTCACTGGGCCATTGACGAGTCCACGCGCTCCATGCTCAACACCACCGTGGCCACGGCCATTGAGGAAGGCTGGAGCAACGACAAGCTGGCCGATGCCATTGAGGAGAACGCGGCGTTCAGCTACGACCGAGCCAAGATGATCGCGCGCACGGAAACTGCAATGGCCGATGTCCAGGGAAACCTGGAGGCCTACAAAGCGGCCACCGCCGCCGGCGTGACGGTCTACAAGCAGTGGATCACGGCCAACGACGACTTGGTGAGTGAGGACTGCCGCATCAACGGGGAGTCAGAGGCGCTGCCCCTGGACGGCATTTTCCCGTCCGGCGTGGGCGAGCCGCCTGACCATCCCAACTGCCGCTGCGACATCATGCCCGTACTGTTCACCGACTTGGTGGAGCAAGAGGAATGACGCCCGCCGAGCGCCGCGCTCGCTTTGACGGCCTGGCCGATCTGGGCTGCTGCGTCTGCGTGCGTGAGGGACTGGGCCGCACGCCGCCGGAAATCCACCACCTGCTCACCGGCCGGGCGGGTTTCAGGCGCGCTGACGACAGCCAAACGATCGGTTTGTGTCCTTACCACCACAGACACGGCCCCAACGGTGAGGCAGTCCACGCCGGGAAACGCTCCTTTGAGGCGGCGCATGGAACCGAAATGGAGCTATTTGCGTGGACAAATCAACGACTTGGCACGCCTGTAGATGCTACCATTGAGGGCGAAATACTACCCTGGGGGGCTGCTGCATGAGCGCTGGAATCTACAAAATGTGGTGCGATCAGGGCGCGACCTTCCTGTTGGTGTTGACCTGGCGCAACCCGGACGGCACGCCCATCAACCTGACCGGCTACACGGCGGAGATGCGCGTGGCCCCGACCAAAGGCGCCACACTGGTGCTGCATCCCACTACGGCCAACGGCCAGATCGCGCTCGGCGGCGCCCTGGGCACCGTCACCATCACCGTACCTGCCAGCATCACTGAGTCGTTGAACCCCGGCCAGTATGCCTACGAGCTTGATTTGACCAGCGGCGGCGGCATCGTCACGCGCCTGGTGGAAGGCCCCTTCATCGTTGACGGGCAGGTGTGAACATGAGCGTCGTTGTCCAGCCCATCAAGAACACCGTGGAGATTGCCGAAGTCGGCGAAGCTCCGGTGGAAGTGCGGCAGGTCAAGAATGTAGTGGACATTTCCGCCCCTGGGCCGCAAGGCGCTCCCGGCCCGGCAGGGCCGCCAGGCCCGCCAAATACGACAATTGGCGGATATGCTGTGGACATGTCCGGTGTCGCGCCGGGTGACACAATCCTTTTCGGCAACCAAAACGCTTGGATCAACGCGCCCGAGCAAGACTTAACTGACGGAGGTAACTTCTAATGGCCAACACTCTACGAATCAAACGCCGCTCCAGCGGTTCTCCTGGTGCTCCGTCATCCCTGCAAAACGCTGAGCTGGCGTTCAACGAGGTTGACAGTACGCTTTACATCGGCGTCGGCACCGGCGGCGCGGGCGGTTCAGCGACAACCATCATCGCCATCGGCGGCCCTGGTGCGTTCGTTGACCTGACCAGCAGCCAAACCATCGCTGGCACCAAGACGTTCTCCAGCACCATCCAAGGCTCCATCAGCGGCAACGCTGGCACGGTGACCAACGGCGTCTACACCACTGACACCGGCACCGTGACCAACGCGATGCTGGCTGGCTCCATTGCCAACTCCAAGCTGCTCAACAGCAGCGTCACGATTGGCAGCACGTCAATTGCGTTGGGCGCCACCGCGACCACGCTGGCCGGGTTGACTTCCGTCACGTCCACCAGCTTCGTGGGCGCATTGACCGGCAACGCCAGCACCGCAACGGCTCTGGCCACGGCGCGAACCATTGAATTCACTGGTGACGCCACTGCTTCTGGCAGCTTTGACGGCTCCGCCAATTACAGCCAGGCATTGACCCTGGCCACGGTGAACAGCAACGTCGGCATGTTCACCAAGTTGACCGTCAACGCCAAAGGTTTGGTGACTGCGGCGACCACGGCAACTTTCAATGATCTTGCCGCGCCCACGCTTGACGTTTCTTGGGGCGGTTACAAGATCACCAACCTGGCCGACCCGGTCAGCTTGCAGGACGCCGCCACCAAGAACTATGTTGACTCGGTGGCCCAGGGCCTGGATGTCAAAGCATCGGTGAAGGTGGCCACCACGGCCAACATCACCCTGTCCGGCACGCAGACCATTGATGGCATCACCGTGTCTGCTGGAGATCGCGTGCTGGTCAAGAACCAGAGCACGGCGTCGCAGAACGGCATTTACGTCGCATCTGCCTCTGCCTGGTCGCGCTCCAGTGACATGGATGTTTGGGCCGAGCTGGTCAGCGCCTTCACGTTTGTGGAGCAAGGCACCACGCAAGCGGATACTGGCTGGGTGTGTACCGTGGACGCTGGCGGCACGCTGGGCACCACCGCAATCGCGTTCTCGCAATTCAGCGGAGCAGGCGCCTACTCGGCAGGCAATGGCCTGTCATTGACTGGCAACACCATCTCGGTGCAAGCCAACGGCACTTCGCTTGATGTGTCGGCCAGCGGCGTGCGCATCAACCCGAGCTACGTTGGTCAGACCAGCATCACCACGTTGGGCACTGTCACCGTCGGCACTTGGAACGGTGGAGTCATTGGCGGGACTTACGGCGGCACCGGAGTCAACAACGGTTCCTACACTATCACGCTGGGCGGCAACATTTCCACCGCAGGCACGTTCAGCACCTCCGGAGCATTCGGGGTCACGCTAACGGCCACGGGCTTGACCAACGTGACGCTGCCGACTTCCGGCACCCTGGTCAACACTGCCGTCACTGCGCTGACCAGCCTGGCCTCGGTCGGCACGCTTACTTCGGGCACCTGGAATGCCACGACCATCGGCGTTCCCTACGGCGGCACGGGCGTGACAACGCTCACCGGCCTGGTCAAAGGCAACGGCACCAGCGCGTTCTCAGCAGCGATTGCAGGCACCGATTACCTTGACCCGAACAGCACGCTGGACTGCGGCACGTTCTAATCATCATTGCCCGGCCTATATAGGCCAGAAAGGGAGGCCATATGGCCAACGTCCTTAAGCCGAAGCGGTCAAACACGGCCGCAAAAGTGCCTACGACCACCGATCTCAGTTCCGGCGAGATCGGGGTCAACATGGCCGACCAGAAAATCTACATCAACAACGGCACGTCCGTGGTGCAGATTGGTGCGGGCAAATTGTCCGGTCACGCTGATGTGGTGCTCACTTCTCTGGCTAACGGCCAAACCCTTCAATGGAACGGCACCAACTGGGTGAACGTCACCGGCTCCGGCTCAGGCACCGTCACGTCAGTGGCCCTTTCCTTGCCGAGCCTTTTTACGGTCAGCGGCTCGCCGGTCACGACCACCGGCACATTGTCTGCCACCTTGGCGACGCAAAACGCCAACATCGTGTTCGCAGGCCCGACCACGGGCGTGGCAGCCGCGCCGACGTTTCGTTCTTTGGTGTCGGCTGATTTGCCCACGTACACGGGCACCTTGACCAGCACGCAGATCACGACCGGCCTGGGTTACACGCCGTTCAACCCGACCACCAACCAGTCAGCCAACTTCGTTTACGCCGCGCCCAACGGCAGCGTAGGGGCGCCCACCTTTCGCGCCCTGGTGGCTGCGGATGTGCCCACGCTTAACCAGAACACCACTGGCAGCGCGGGATCAATCAGCGGCATCACTGACGACAACACCACCAACACGACTTTCTACATCCCGATTGTGGGTGGCGCGGGCACGCAGTCGGTCAAGATCAGCAGCAGCAAGCTCTACTACAACCCCAGCACGGGCCAGCTTTCCGCGACTTCGTTCTCAGGCACTCAAACTGGCAACGGCTCAGCGCTGACAAACTTGAACGCGAGCAACCTCAGCAGCGGCACGATTTCCTCAACCATCCTGGGCAACAGCACGCTTTATGTCGGCACCACGGCCATCGCGCTGAACCGTGGCTCTGCTTCGCAGACCTTGACCGGCGTGAGCATTGACGGCTCATCGGCATCGTGTACTGGCAACTCAGCAACGGCAACCAGCGCGACCACGGCGGGCACCGCAACCAACATCACGGTCACGGATGACAACGCCACCAACACCGGATATTTTGTGGTGCTTGTCGGCGGCGCGGGCACGCAGGGCGCCAAGATCACGAGCACCAAGTTCACGTTCAACCCGAGTACGGGCGTGCTGGGCGCAACGTCATTTTCAGGCTCTGGCTCAGGGTTGACGGGTACTGCATCAAGTCTATCCATCGGCGGCAATGCAGCAACTGCCACATCGGCAGGATCGGTGACCAACGCCGTCACATTCAACAATGGCGGCGCAGGCGCAGCTTCTGGCTCAACCTACAACGGCTCCAGTGCGGTCACGATCTCTTACAACACGGTAGGCGCATCTCCGTTGGCGGGTTCGTCCAGCTTGACCACAACTGGCACGGTCACGTCCGGCACATGGTCTGCGTCTTTTGGTGCGGTGTCCGGCGCCAACTTGACCAACTTGACTGCGGGTAACTTGTCAGGAACCATCCCGTCGGCAGTGCTTGGCAACTCCACGCACTACATCGGCACCACCGCTGTCGCGCTCAATCGCGCATCAGCCAATTTGGCGCTGACGGGCATCACTAGCACTACGTTCCCAGGCTCAACTTCTGGTTCTATTCAGCTCATTCCAACGGCTGTGGCTGGCACGGGCACTGTGATTACGATGCCAGCCGTCACGGGCACGATGGCGCTCACCTCTGATATTGCCAACGGCACGTTGACAATGGGTGTCTCTGGCACGGGATTGTCTGGGTCGGCTACGTTTACGGCCAACCAGTCTGGTGCATCAACCTTCACGATAACTTCCAACGCCACCAGCGCCAACACGGCAAGTACGATCGTTGCGCGAGACGCCTCCGGCAACTTCACCGCAGGCACGATCACCGCTGCTTTGTCTGGGAATGCAACCAGCGCAACCAAGATCAACGGCGCGGGAAATTTTGGCGGCGATGTCAACACGAAGTTGGACACTGGATCGTTTGGCTACAGCAACTTAGCAACCAACGTCCCGGTGGCTGGCAACTACGGCACCATTTTCAGCTTTCTTAGCAACGGAACCACTCACGATAATTCGACCAACTGGTTCAACCAAATTGCTTTTGACACCAATGGCGCGACGCCATATTTCAGGTCAAAGATCAATGCCAGCGCTTTCAGTGCTTGGACGCAATTCCTCAGCACGGCCAACTACAACTCCTACGCGCCGAGCTTGACGGGAACCGGCGCCAGCGGTTCGTGGGGCATCAGTATCACGGGCAGCGCTGCCACGTTGACAACGGGCCGCACCATTGGAATGACGGGCGATGTCACGTGGACAAGCGCCAGCTTCAACGGCAGCGCGAACGTCACCGGCACCGCCACGCTTGCCACCAGCGGCGTGACGGCTGGAACGTACACCAACGCGACGGTGACCGTAGACGCCAAGGGCCGCGTCACTTCCGCGTCCAGCGGTTCTGGCAGCGGCTTGACGGTCAGTGACGACACCACCACCAACGCCACCTACTATCCGGCGCTTCAGACCGTCACCAGCGGCTCTGTCACGACTGAAAAAGTCTCAAGCACCAAGCTCACATTCAATCCCAGCACGGGCACGTTGACGGCCACCGCCATGTCAGCGTCGTCTGACGAGAAAGTCAAGACCAACTGGCGCGGGTTGCGTGACGATTTCGTTGAGGCTATGGCTGTCGTCAAGCACGGCATTTACGACCGCACTGACGCCGCAGTGACCCAGGCCGGTGTCAGCGCGCAGTCATGGCGCAACGCGCTGCCAGAAACTGTTTTTGAAGATGAGCACGGCAACCTGTCGGTGGCCTACGGAAACGCGGCCCTGGTCGCTGCAATCAAACTGGCCGAGCGCGTGCTTGAGCTAGAGCGTCGTTTGTCTCAACTGGAGTCCAACTAAAGAGGGGAAGATGGCCACCTTCACAATCACTGTGCAGGCTTTGTTCACCGCAGATCAAGACAGCTTCACCAACGTAGTCAAACATGCTGATTTCACGCTCACGGCCACAGAATCCGGCCAGTCAATCGTCTACCCGTCATCAGCCGACATGGGCAACGTGGACGTTGACAACTTCATTCCGTTCAACGACCTGACGGAGACGGACGTGGCAAATTGGATCAACGCTTTGTTGCTCACTGACAACATCAAAACCCAAGCCCAAACGGCCCTTGACCACATGGTCTGGGAGTCCGGGTTAACCCCCCAGCCTTTGCCATGGGCATGAGTGCTACCTTTATGGTCGCTGTCATGCGGCACATGGACAAAGCCCCTGGCTCTGTTACGATCGGTGCCTGAGAACGGCTACCTGCATGGACGCTTTCGGAGGAAAAACCATGACCCACTTCAAACGCTATTTTGAGATTTCCAAGGTCGAGGAAAATGACGACGGCACTTTGACCGTCGCAGGCATCGCATCTACTGAGACTGAGGACGTTCAAGGCGAAGTGGTCACCGCAGATGCAATGAAGGCCGCGCTGCCGGAGTTCTTCAAGTACGGCAGCGGCAACCTGCGCGAGATGCACCAGCCGTCGGCTGCGGGCACCGTGGACAAAGCCCACATTGAGAACGGCACCACGTTCATTGAATGCACCGTGGTCGATCCAGTGGCTGTCACCAAGGTCAAGACCGGCACCTACAAGGGCTTCTCGATCGGTGGCAAGGCCATCAGCAAGACCGATGGCGTCATCTCTGAGCTGCGCCTGTCCGAAATTTCCCTGGTTGACCGCCCGGCCAACCCGGACGCGGTGATTTCCATGTGGAAGGCGGACGTTGAGGCGCCCGAGCAAACCCCCGAGAAGGCGGTTGAAGCCCTGGCCGCGCTGCTGGACAAGGGTGAGATTTCTCCCCAGCGCTTGATTGAGCTGGCGCAGGCTGAGCTGGCCAAGTCCGCGCCCGCCGTTGAAACGACCAACCCTGCGCCCGCAGCCGATGGTGAAGCCGCCAAGGCCGACACCGAGGTGCAGAAGGGCTACTTCGGCGAGGAAGTCTATGACGCTCAGTGCGCCATTGAGATGCTGGGGCGCTTGATGGGTCTGTTCTACCGCGAGAGCACCGAGGACGAGCAGATGCCCGAGCAGATCGTGGCCCTGCAAACCGCAATGGCCGCGCTCAAGACCTTCATCGTCTCCGAGATCCAGGAGGAAAACTCGCTGAAGTTTGACAGCCAGGACGATCTGGCCAAGGCGGGCAAGATGATTTCCTCCAAGAACATGGCCAAGCTGCAATCGCTGCACGACTCCCTGGTATCCATGGGCGTGGCCTGCGCGGACATGGGCAAGCATGAGCACGGCGAGGACATCGCCAAGGTGACCACCGAAAAGGACGAGGCCATCGCAAAGCTGGCCACGCTTGAGGCGGACATCACCAAGCTCGCCGACGACAACAAGCTGCTGAAGGCCGAGGTCGAGAAGCTCAAAGCCATGCCCGCTGCGGGCAAGGCGCTGCTCAAGGTCATGGCCATTTCCAAATCTGACGACTCACCCGAGCTGCTCGGTGAGGACACGCAGAAAGTGGCCCCCGTGGTGGATGCCAAGGGGCAGGTCAATGATGCTGCATCGTTGATCAAATTCATCCATTCCCGTGGCGGTGCCATCGTTCGGTGACACCAAAAAGTTCAAACAACCCTGTTTCTTGAAGGAGAACAATCATGGGTGCAAACACTACCGCCGAAACTCTTGAGCTGCTGAAAGTGGCTCAGTCCAAGCCGGACGACATCATCAAATCGTTCGTCCAGCCTGGCAGCGCAACCACGGGCCTGCAAGCCTACAACCTGGAAGCGCCTTCCAAAAAGCTCTACCCCATCCTGACCCCGCTGCGCAATTCCATTCCGCGCGTGGGCGGTGGCTTTGCCATCCAGGCCAACTGGAAGGCGATCAACAACATCAACGTGTCCAACGTGCGCGCGGGTGTGTCTGAGGGTCAACGCGGTGGCGTCATCAACTACGCCATGACCGAGAACATGGCCGCCTTCCGTGGCTATGGTCTGGAAAACAACGTGACCTTTGAGGCCAACTACGCCTCCAAAAACTTTGAGGATGTCAAGGCGCTGGCCGTCCAGCAGACCCTTGAGGCCCTCATGGTTCAAGAGGAGCGCCTGATCCTCGGTGGCAACACCTCCGTGTCCATGGGCACGACCCCGACCCCCAGCGCAACGGGCAGCACCACCGGCGGCACTCTGGCCAACGGCAGCTACTCGCTGATCTGTGTGGCCCTGGGCCTGCAAGCCTACCTGGACACCGTGGGCGTGAACAACGGCAGCACCGGCCAGTACTTTGACGCCGCGACCGCTACCGTGCCTGGCGCGATCACCCGCACCAACGCAGACGGCTCCACCGACACGTTCGGCGGCGGCTCTGCGGCCAAGTCGGCTGCGGCCAGTGTTAGTGTGGCCTCCGGCTCCACCGGCTCCGTCACGGCCACCGTGACCGCTGTGAACGGTGCTGTGGGCTATGCCTGGTTCTTCGGTGCCTCCGGCTCGGAGAAACTGGTGGCTGTCACCAGCGTCAACAGCGTGAGCATCACCGCTGCTGCTGCTGCGGGCGCCCAGGCTGCCTCCACCCTGTCCGGCGACAACTCCACCTCGTCCCTGGACTTTGACGGCCTGCTGTACCAAGCCTTCAAGAGCGGCTCCAACGCCTACAAGAAGGTCATGGCCACCGGCAACACTGGCCTGACTTCTGACGGCGCTGGCGGCATCGTGGAGTTTGAAGAAGCCTTCGTGTACTTCTACAACCGTTACCGCCTGTCTCCGACCGTGGCATACGTCAGCTCGCAAGAGTTGGTGAACATCACCAAGAAGATCGTGGCCAACGGCGGCGCTCCGCTGCTGCGCTTGACCATGGCTGCCGACAACCAAGGCACCATCCAGGCCGGCGTGGTCGTGGGTCAATACCTCAACAAGGTGACCGGCCAGCAAGTGGCGATCGCAGTGCATCCCAACCTGCCTGCCGGAACCATCATGTTCTGGACTGCCTCGCTGCCCTACCCGTTGAGCAATGTTTCCAACGTGAACCAGATGCTCATGCGTCAGGACTACTACCAGCTTGAGTGGCCCCTGAAGACCCGCAAGTATGAGTACGGCGTCTACGCTGATGGCGTGCTGCAAAACTATGCCCCGTTCTCGATGGGCATCATCAGCAACATCGCCAACGGCTGATAGTTGTCTCCAAAGGGCAGTTGCCCTTGGGGCGAGGTTCAAAAGGCCTCGCCCCTTTTTTGGAGATGCAGGAATAACAGGAGGATCGCATGGCAAAACTCAAAGCTCCCAAAGGTGTGTGCAGCTTCACGCATGACGGCGTGGAATACGAGGTCAAGCGCGCGCGCATAGACGTGCCGGCCGAGGCTGTGGCAGTCGCCCTGGCGCACGGCTTCATCGCGCTTGATGAAGCGCAGCCGGATGCTGGCGAGGACGAGCAGCCCGCTGAGCAGCCCGCTGAGCAACCGCAGGAGTAATGCGCCATGGCAGTCATTGACCTTGCCAGTGTCGAGCAAGTCAAGGGCTACCTCGGCATCAACAGCAATGCAGATGACCCGGTGCTTGAGCGCCTGGTCACGTCTGCATCTGGCTACATCCAGCACTGGCTCAACCGTGATCTGGGCCAGGAAGCCTATACGGACACGGTCAACGGCAACGACAGCGACACCATGTTGTTCCGCAACTGGCCCGTCACGGCCGTCACTGCGGTGTCAATCAACGGCCAGGCCATTCCGGCCAGCACCAGCTCTTTTGCGCCGGGCTACATCAACGACAGCCAGGCCGTCTACCTGCGCGGCCACCGCTTCACGCGCGGGCGCTTGAATGTGGTTATCACGTACACGGCGGGCTACACCGATGCAAACCTGCCCGCAGAGATCACGCAGGCCTGCATTGAGATGATCGCCCTGCGCTACCGCGAGAAAGACCGCATCGGCCTGTCCAGCAAGGGCTTGGCGGGCGAGCAGATCAACTTCTCGGGCAAAGACATGGCGGACAGCACCCGCCACATTCTGGAGCAGCACAGAAAGGTGTGGCCGGGATGATCACCGGAGAGGTCAAGAACCCCACCGCCGTGCCGAATGCGATGCGCCAGGCCGCCGGCCAGGTCAACTCGGCTCTGGATCGCGCGGTGCTGAGCTTGGCTATCAAGATGACCGGCCTGGTGAAACAGAAACTTTCCGGCGACGTGCTCAAGGTGCGCACCGGACGGCTGCGTCGGTCAATCCACTACGAGCTGGACAAGCAGTCCAACCGGGTGACGGCCACGGTGGGCACCAACGTGGAATACGCCAAGACGCATGAGCTTGGCTTGACCATCCCGGCGCACATTATTCAGCCCAAGCGGGCCAAAGCGCTGCGCTTTGAAATGGGCGGCCGGATCGTCTTTGCCAAGCGGGTGAACATGCCCGCCAAGAAAATGCCCCAGCGCAGCTTCCTGGAGGCGAGCCTGCGCCAGATGGCGCCGGAGATTCAAGCAACGCTGCTGCAAGAGGTGGGCGGCCAATTGCGCCGCGTCATCATGGAGGGCACGCAATGAACCGCGAGGCGATCTATTCCGCCCTGTTCAAGCAGCTCCAGAAGATGGACGGCGTGGAGACGTTCTCGCGCATCTTGGCGCACTGGGACGATGTCAGCGCAACCATGCAGCCAGCGCTTTACATGACAGTGGTGTCGCAGCTCGCGGAACAGGTTACTGGATTTCCGACCAGGTATCAATTGGATGCCAAGGTGTGGATTTATACTCACAGGGACACTGACGGCGTGGTGCCATCGGTGCAAATCAATCAAATTTTGGACGAGCTGGAAGCGGCGCTTGCACCGCCACCCGGCCCGTCATTCAAGCAAACCCTTGGCGGCCTGGTGGAGCACTGTTGGATCAACGGTGAGATCCAGACCGATGAGGGAACGCTGGGGAATCAGGCGGTGGCAATCATCCCGATTCGCATGTTGGTAGTGGCCTCATAAGGAGAGGAAATCATGTCTCAATTTGTTTTTGGCTCTGGAATTTTGTGGGGCACTCCGTCAACGGATGCTGCTGGCAACGCGGTTGCAAACCCCACCCCCGTTCAATTCGGCACTCTGCAAGATGTGTCGGTGGACATTTCTTTCGAGAACAAGACCCTGCACGGTCAAAACCAGTTTGCCGTGGCCGTTGGTCGCGGCAAGGGCAAGATCACTGGCAAGGCCAAGTTTGCGCAGATGAATGGTCTGCTGCTGAACAGCTTGTTCTTCGGGCAGACGATGACCGCCGGCATCATCAGCGACGTGTACGACACCACGGGCAGCGCAATCCCCGCGTCCAGCCCGTACACCATCACGCCCACCGCGCCCAGCTCGGGCACCTGGTCTGCTGACCTGGGCGTGCGCGATGCCACCGGCCTGCCGATGGTTCGCGTGGCCTCGGCTCCGGCCGCTGGACAGTACAGCGTCGCCGCTGGCGTCTACACCTTCGCTTCTGCCGATCAAGGCAAGACCGTGTTCATCAATTACCAATACACGGCCAGCAGCACGACTGCGCAGAAGTCCACCGTGCAGAACGTCATCATGGGCTACGCCCCCAGCTTCAAGGTTGACCTCTACACCCCGTTCCAGGGCAAGAGCTTGATCCTCACGCTGAACAACGCCATCAGCACCAAGCTGACGATCGCCACCAAGCTGGACGACTTCGCAATGCCTGAGTTTGACTTTGAAGGCTTCGCGGACGGTTCCGGCCAAGTGATGACCTACGCGCTGACCGAGCGTTAATCCTCTACCGTCAACCAGAAAGGACAATCCATGACTGCCACTCCGAAGGTTAAGGGGGTGCAGGTTGAGTTTGCAAACGGGTCGGTGCTTACCGTGCCGCCGTTGAACTTGGCCTCTGTTGAAGTGTTGCATGAGCGCTTGTCGCGATTCTCGGGAGGGCTGGACAAAGACAGCATCGGCCTGGTGATCGACGCGACCTTGATGGCGCTGCAACGCAACTATCCGGACATGACGCGCGATCAAGTGGTCAACGAGCTGCTTGACTTGAGCAACATGGAGGATGTCATGCAGGCAGTCATGGATGTCTCTGGGTTGAGGCGCAAGGAGCAGGAGAAGGCGCTGGGGGAAGCTCCGGCGGGGACGAGCTAAGTTGGCCCGAATTGTTCATGCACGTCGCCATCACGACCGGCATGGACATCGAATCAGTGCGGCAACAGTTCGACATTCCCCGCCTGGAAGCCTTCAACGCATACACCGAAAAATTCCCGCCCCAGCATATACTGGTCGCGGCATATTTTGGGTTTCCAAAGGAGAAAGCAAAAGCTCCCTCCGAGGATGATTTGGCGGCATTGATGGCCGAGCTTTCACAGGTGCAGCGATGAGTGACAACACCGTAGAAGTCAAATTCGGCGCTGACGTTGGCCAGCTCAAAGATGGCGTGAAAAACGCCTCTGACGCCGTTGAAAAGTCAGTGCAGCGGATGACCTCCGCGTTTGGGAACATGGCCTCGTCAATGCAAGGCCATACGACCCAGATCAGCGGTGCCACCAACGTAATGGCAAACAGCGTCACCGCTTCGTTTGACCGGGTCGGCGCCGCTATCAACGCGGCCATGGCGCCGTTGATTGCACTGATGGCCATCTTGAAAGGCGGCGAGTTTTTCAGCAAGGCCATTGACGAAACCAAGCAGTTCACCGGCGAAACCATCAAGCTGAGCAAAACCTTGGGCATCACCGTGGACGAAGCCACGGCGCTGAATCTTGCCCTGGGTGACATCTACGTCACCACCGACACGTTCATTGGCGCCACCACGGCGCTGACGCGGCAACTGCGCACCAACGAGCAGGGCATCAAGGACATGGGTGTGGCCACCCGTGACAGCAGCGGCAATCTGCGCCCGATGAACGACATCCTCATGGATGGCGTGGCAGTCTTGAAAGATTACAAAGAAGGCACTGACCGCAACCTGGCGGCGCAGAAGCTCTTTGGCCGTGGCGCGCAAGACGCCATCCAGCTCTTGAAGATGAACAACGACGTGCTGGAGGAGGCCAAAAAGAAGCAAGCCGCTCTGGGCCTCACGATCACGCAAGAGAACGTTGAAGCCTTGAAAAAGTACAAGGCGGCGATGAATGACGCGGGCGATGTCATGCTGGCGGTCAAGAAGGTAATTGCTGACTCCATCATGCCGATCCTCACGGCGCTGGGTGAATGGTTTGCAAGCACCGGCCCCAGCCGCGTGAATTTCTTTTCCGGCGTCATGAAGGTGTTGTCCACGGTGCTCAACGTCGTGGCCACCGGGTTCATGCAATTGATGACCGTCGTAAACACCGTGGCCAGCACTGTCATTAACGCGGGCATGGCCATCTATGAGTTCTGGAAAGCGCTCAAGGATGGCAAGGGCTACGAGGCGGCCAAGCAAGCCGCCATGGATCGCTTTGAGGCCATCAAGCAAGATTGGACCACTGCGGCCAACGACATCATCAATCAAGGCAAGCAGATGCAGGAGCGCATCTCGCAAGCCTGGAATCCCAAAAACACGCCCGCTGACAAGCCGCCCTCTGGCACCAAGACCATGGCGGAGGAAGTCAAGCCTGCCGAAAAACCAAAGTCTCGGATGTCAGAGTTTGATCTTGAGCTGGCCGACCGCAAGGTGGCCTACGCCAAAGCAAACGACCTCCGCGAGATGTCCAAAAAGGAGGAGTTTGCCTACTGGGATGAGGTCAAGGCCAAGTACAGGCTTACCAAGGAAGAACAGATCGCCATCGGGCGCAAGCAGGCGGAGCTTGAGCTGGGATGGATGCGAGACGAGCGCAATGGCTTGATGGCCAGGCTTGAGGTGGAGCTGGCCGATCGCAAGACCGCCTACGCCAAACAAAATGGCCTGCGCGAGATGTCCAAGCGCGACGAGATCGCGTACTGGGAGGAGGTCAAGAACAAGCACCAACTCAGCAAGGAGGAACAGCTTGCCATCTCGCGCAAGACGGCGCAGCTAGAGCTTGAGGCGCTGCGCGAAGAACGCTCGGCGCGCATTGCCAAACTGGTCGATGACATTGAAGCCTACAGGTACAACTCCGAGAAACGCATTGAGGCCGCCAAGCGCGCTGCGGATGAAATCGGCAAGACCTACGGCTATGACTCGCGCCAGTACGAGGACGCGCAGAAAAAAATCGTCCAGGTGCGGCGCCAGGCCGAGGATCAAATCAAGGCGCTTGCTGAGGAGCAGCGCGCCACGATCCGCGAGATGGACTTGTCCATCATTGACGCCGCGCAGCAGCAGGCGGAATTGGAAGTCCAGCTTGGCCGCAAGACCAACAAAGAGCTGCTCGCCCTTGAGGAGCAGTTTGAGGTAGAGCGCAACCGGATCAAGATGACCGCGCTGGCTGACCGTAAGGCGCAGATTGAGGCCATGGGGGATGACAAAGACCCGGTGGCGCTGGCCAAGGTCAACAAGGAAATCCAGGCGCTGGAGATCCAGCACCAATCTGCCATCAGCGCCATCCGCGCCAAGGCGGCCGTTGAACAGAACAAGTATTCCAGCGAGTTCTTCAGCGGGATGTCGTCCGGGTTTAACAGCGTGCTGTCCAGCTTCCTCAAGGGCACGATGTCCATCCGTGACATGTTCAAGGGCATGGTCAGCGCCATTCTGGACGCCTTCACGAACATGCTGGCCAAGTTTGCCGTGGACTGGTTGACCAACCAGATCATGCAGCGCGTGGGCAGCAAGATGACGGCCCTGAGCGCCATCATGAGCAACGCAGCGGTGGCGGGCAGTGCTGCCTTTGCCAGCACGGCGGCAATCCCCGTGATAGGCCCTGAACTGGCTCCTGCCGCTGCTGCTACGGCATACGCGGGCGCCTCATCGTTTGCCGCGTCCATTCCCGCTGCCGCGCAAGGCTACGACATCCCCGCCGGCATCAATCCGTTGACCCAGCTCCACGAAAAGGAAATGGTGCTGCCCGCCAGCCAGGCGGATGTCATTCGCAACATGGCAGAAAACGGTGGCGGGAACGCGCCCATCAATGTCAACATCTCTGCCCTGGATGCCAGGAGCGTGCGCGACTTGTTCATGCGTGAAGGTGCTGCCTTGTCAGCGTCCATCCGCAACCAGACGCGCACCTTTGGCTTGAGCAGCATGAACATCAAGGGCGCACGATGAGCAATCAAGTATTTCCCACCCTGCCGGGCTTGACATGGAACGTGGTGCGCGCGCTGGAGTTTCACACGCGCGTGCAAAAGGCGGTGTCCGGGCGCGAAGTGCGCCTCGCCTTTATGTCGTCCCCGATGTACACCTTCAAGCTGTCCTA